ATCAAATTAATCTACGAACTGAAAAAGATGCTGCTGGTTATTGGCAGTGGATTGGTCTTGAAGGAGATAAAACTGTGGCAACTGAAACTAAAACAGCACCTCAAACTGGTGGTCGTGTAACTGGTAGCAACTATGAAACTAAAGAAGAACGTGCTGCACGTCAAGTGCTAATCGTTCGTCAATCATCCTTATCTAGTGCTGTAGAGTTACTAGGTCCAGGTAAATCAGTAGAAGAAGTATTAGCAGTAGCTAAACAATTCGAAGATTATGTCTTTGCTAAATCAACAGGCATTGATGCAATTAATGAAATGGAAGATGACTTTCCTCTATAATGAAAGCTCTTATTGATGCTGACATAGTAGCGTATAGGGTTGCCTGTACGTTAGAAGATGACGATGCCGAAGACTTTGTATATGCTAGAGCAGAAGATCTAATAGATCAAATCCTAGTCAATACTGAAGCAACTGAGTATCGTCTCTTCTTAACAGGAAAGAATAACTTTAGGTATACAATATACCCTGAGTATAAAGCTCATCGTCCTAAAGAGAAACCATTCTGGCTTGAAAAATGTAGACAATATCTTATTGCTACATTTAATGCAGAAGTAATTGATGGACAAGAAGCTGATGACGCTTTAGGTATTGCTCAAACAGAGGATACAATCATATGCTCTATTGACAAAGACCTACTTATGATTCCTGGTCGGCACTATAACTTTGTTAAAGACGAGTTTCAAGAAGTTACCAATGATTCAGGTATGCTTCATTTCTATATGCAATGTTTAACTGGGGACCGTTCTGATAACATTAAAGGTATTGAAAAGATTGGCCCTAAAAAAGCAGAAAAGATTCTAGCTGGTTGTGTAACAGAACAAGAAATGTTTAATGCTGTTCGTGAAGCATACAGCAATGATGAAGAATTCTTAATGAATGGTCGTGTATTATGGATTAGACGTAAAGAAAATGAAGACTGGAAGGATAAGTTTAATGAACTCGTTCAAGAGCAAACTCGAGGAACAAGTATGGAAAATCCTGAAGAGTAACTTTTCTTCAGTTAAATATGAACCTGATAAGTTTAAATATATACAACCTGAAAAAGAACGAATGTATATCCCTGACTTTAGAACAGGACGTAGAAAGATTTATCTAGAAGCAAAAGGTAAACTGGATTTAGATACAAGACAAAAGATGGTATGGTTTAGGGATTGTAATCCTAATACAACTGTTATCTTTTTATTTATGAATCCTGATAATAAAATTAACAAACGTAGTAAAACAACTTATTGGATGTGGGCAGATGCTAACGGCTTTAAGTGGTTAGACTTTAGAAAGGATTGGTTAAGTGATTATAAAGAATTGTGTGCAAAACTCTGATGGATCTTTAGACTTTGATTTCCATGTTGATGCTAATGAAGCTTCGTTCTTAATGGATTTAGCTATTAAAGAATTAGTAAGACGTGGTGTGTTTAGTATTGCTACAGATGTAGCCCAACAAGAACTAGATTTATTTAAAGAAGATGGAGGTATGGTATCATGAGTCAAGGAAATTCACCAGCATTCCCGTGTCAAGATAATAATAAACAAATCTATACGGGTATGAATCTTAGAGATTACTTTGCACTAGAAGCACTAAATAGTTTATTGCGTGTTAAGTCTTATGCAGATGTTAAAAAGTTTGCAGAACACTCTTATAAAATTGCAGATGCAATGCTTGATGAAAGATTAAACTATAAATGAATAAGCAAAACTACTGGGTAAAGATTCGTTATGAGACAGAGATACGGGTTCATTGTCCAAATGAAAACGTAGCTAAAGATCATGCAATGGAATTATTCATTGCTGCTTTACCTAATGTTAATGCAAATGATTTAAGATATTGAAATGGCACCAAACGTAGCTCATGTATGGGGTATATGGGATCAGAATATTGGTATTAATCAATTACAAGAATCCTCTTATGTTATGTGTTATGCAGCCAAATGGCTTGGTGATAAAAAAATGATGTTTGATTCTGTTAAGAAATCTGGTGATAAGAAAATGCTTGAAGGCATTCATAAATTACTAGATGAGGCTGATGCCGTCATCCATTACAACGGTAAACGATTTGATATCCCATCACTCAATAAAGAATTCTTATTACATGGCATGTTCCCACCTGCCCCATTTAAAGAAATTGATTTGCTTACTGTTGCTAAAGGTCGTTTTAGATTTGTATCTAACAAACTTGATTATGTTGCACAGCAACTAGGATTAGGTAAGAAGACTGAACACAGTGGTCATGAGTTATGGGTACAGTGTATGGCTGGTATTCCTAAAGCATGGAAGATTATGGAAGCATACAACAAGAATGATGTTATTCTTCTTGAGAAAGTATATGAACGATTTAAACCTTGGATTAAAAATCATCTTAACAACAATGTAATTAATGGTACGACTGATTGCTGTCCTACTTGTCAATCTAAAAACGTACAGAAACGTGGATTTAATATTACTACAACTAGCAGATACCAACGTTATCAATGTAGAACATGTGGTAATTGGTTCAGAGATGGTACAAATCTCAAACCAAAAGGATCACAGAAATTAGTTAACGTATGATTGTATTAATAATTATATTCCTATCATTGGCTTGCTACATAGATAAAAAACGTAGTAACTACTATCATCATAACCCCTCTAAAAAGTCTTGCAAATCTCAAAAAGGCATGGTATAATAATAGCATGAGTAAATTTCCTAAATTAGAAAAAGCTATAGAACAACAAGTGGCAGGTACACATTACAAGAAGTTTGTAATCCAACCTGTTGAATTTATTACTAAAAATAATCTTTCTTATATTGAAGGAAACATTATTAAATATATATGCCGATGGCAAGACAAAGGTGGAGTAGAAGATCTTAATAAGATTATCCATTATGTAGAACTATTGAAAGAACTTAAAACATAAAATGACATTAACATTGCAAGAAATTAAAATAAAACTTGCTGAAGAGTACGATGAAATAACTTTATTAGAAATCTTAGATATAAATTCTTTTGATCTTGTTGATGCTTTCTTTGACCGTATTGAAGATAAATACGAATTCTTTAACAAACAACTATCCATGGACGGAGATTTAGACTAATGGAATTAACAGACTACCAACGTTTTATTCATGCAAGCCGCTATGCTAGATGGATGCCTGAAGAGAGTCGTAGAGAGACATGGAAAGAAACTGTAGATAGATACACTGGATTCTTTAGTAATAGATTCCCTGACACTTTTCCTACAGAAGATGTAAACAAAGCAATACAAAATTTAGATGTAATGCCTAGTATGAGATGTTTAATGGCAGCGGGCACTGCTTTAGAACGTGATGAAATAGCTGGTTACAATTGTAGCTTTATTGCTATTGATTCCCCTAAAGCATTTGATGAAGTAATGTATGTTTTAATGTGTGGTACTGGCGTAGGCTTTAGTGTAGAACGTCAGTTTACTAATAACCTACCTACTATTGCGGAGGAATTTTATGACACTGATACAACAATTAGAGTTAAAGACAGCCGAATTGGATGGGCTAGTGCATACCGTGAACTCATTAGCTTATTATATTCAGGAAGATTGCCAAAATGGGATACTTCAGGAATCAGACCTGCAGGAGCTAGGCTTAAAACTTTTGGAGGTAGAGCGAGCGGCCCTAAGCCTCTCGAGGACCTGTTCCAATTTACGGTTCATACTTTTAAAAAAGCAGCAGGGAGAAAGCTTAACAGCTTAGAATGCCATGACATCGTATGTAAAGTTGCTGATATTGTTATTGTTGGCGGTGTGCGTAGGTCAGCTCTTATCAGCTTGTCAAACCTCACCGACGATAGGATGCGTAACGCAAAGAACGGAGCCTGGTGGGAATCTGATGTGCAACGTGCACTTGCCAATAACTCTGTAGCCTATACTGAGAAACCTGATGTAGGTATTTTCTTAAAGGAATGGACAACATTATATGAATCAAAGAGTGGAGAAAGAGGATTATTTAATAGAGTTGCAGCTACAAAGAAAGCAAGCTCTAACGGAAGACGAGATGTTGATGGCTTTGAGTACGGTACAAACCCTTGCGGAGAAATTATCTTGCGATCTAAAGGGCTTTGTAATCTCAGTGAAGTTGTCATCAGAGAGGGCGATACCCTTGCTGACCTTAAAGAAAAAGTCAGGATCGCAACAATTATCGGGACATTTCAATCCACCCTTACAAACTTTAGATACTTAAGAAGTGATTGGAAACGTAATCAAGAAGAAGAACGTTTACTTGGTGTAAGTATGACAGGTATTATGGATCATCCTATCCTTAGTAAACCTACTGAGGAGACAGTTAAATGGTTAACGGAGTTAAGAGAACATGCAATTAAAGTCAATAAGGAGTGGGCTGAACGACTCGGTATTCCTGTGTCTGCTGCTATCACTACTGTTAAGCCAAGTGGTACTGTCTCTCAACTGGTCGGTTGTTCTAGTGGCATTCATCCTGCATATAGTCAATATTATATTAGGACTGTACGGATGGATAACAAAGATCCGTTAACGTTATTCTTTAAAACACAAGGTGTTCCCAATGAACCTGATGTAACTAAACCTAGTGACATTACTATATTTAGTTTCCCTCAAAAAGGAACTAAGTCTGGTGTTACTCGTAATGAAACAAACGCTATTGAACAATTAAAACTTTATAGTGTATATCAAAAGAATTGGACAGAACATAATCCATCTATTACTGTATATTATAAAGATAACGAATTCTTGACTATAGGTGATTGGATATATAATAACTTCAGTGATGTTTCAGGTGTGTCTCTTTTACCACACTCAGATCATGTATATAAACAAGCACCTTATCAAGAAATAACAAAGGAAGAGTATGATACCTTTGTAGCAAGTTTCCCATTGATTGATTGGGGTAACTTAAAAGAGGAAGAAGATACAACCACAGGCACCCAAGAGCTCAGTTGTACTGCGGGTGCTTGTGAGATTGTAGGAGTGCAATAATGGATGCTACATTTCATTTAATACAAGGTTGTACTTTTGGAATAGAACTTGTAAGCGGTAAAGATGTAGATCCTAAGAATGAAGATATTTACCTAGTAATTGATTTATTTTTAGTTAGAATTGTAGTTAATTTTTAAAGGAGATAGTATGAAATTTGATAACGTTCAAATTACGAAAGTGAACAATGGTTATGTTCTAAATGGTACTAAGATTGATATTTTAACAAAGACACAACTTAACGAAGTCTTAATCTTTAAAGACTGGGATGAAGTTGCGGCTTTCTTAAAAGACGTTAAGTAATATTAGGGGCTTCGGCCCCTTTTTTATTCTATAGTAATTGTAATCTTTTCATTAGTAGCTACTAGCTTTTTAAATAAAGCATCATAAGCTAACTTAGAGTTACCAATAAAATCACCACTTGACCAAGTAGTACCTACTAATAAACACCCTTCTGTATTTTTAGAAGAGTTACCTGAATGTATTCTAACACCAGTAAAGTTAGGCACATCTAGGATGTGAGGCATATCTTTATTAAACCTGGTAGAACGATCAATAATAACAGAATAAGTGCCGCTAGGTATAGCTGTTTGTCCATGTACTTTCTCCTCTTTAGGTCTTACAACATCTTCTAATACAAAACATTGATATACACCATCTATATATAATTTACCAATAGTAAATGTTTTATTAAATTCAAATCGTTTAAGTTTCATTTCCATAATTAAGTTGCCTGTGTTTGTGCAGTTAAAATTCCGTTAACAAAAGTCATACTTCCATTAACTCCTCCACCAGTAAGTTTAGCTGTTACAATAGTAACATTAATACCACCTTTTAAACTTTGGTCTATGTTAAAAAAGAACTCTCTCCATTCATGAGCATTACTTACAGGTATATTGGGTATTGGTACTAATCCTACTGCCATTTTGATTCCTCATATTGTTGTTCTAGTTTATCAAGTCTATTTTTATTTCTAGTTTCTTTACGCTGAGCTTTACGTTCTGCTAATACTTCAGCAGTAGAGTTAGCTTTATCTGTCTGACCATAGATAGGTACACCCAAGAAACTTGCTAGTGCACGTTTACCACCTTCTCCTGGAGGAGCTGAAGCAGCAGCACTAATTTGGAATGGTAGAGCAGCCTTACCTGAATGAACCAAACGTCCAAGAGTTGTATTATCTTTAACCATAGGTGCCTTAGGACTTGGGTATGCTTTACCTGTAGTCATAGTAATAATTGCCTTAGGTATAAAGCCTAACTTATTACCTAGAGTCTTTTCAGGATCTAGTAACCAGTGAGCTGCTTCCATAGAGTGTTTAGCCATTTGCATAGCTGTACCATCACCTAAATCTACACGAGTTGGATCTTTGTTAGTCCAAATAGGTCTACCTGTAAATGCCATATTAAAGCCATTAAGAATAGTTAACCATAGTAAACCTGTAGTTAATACATATCTACGTGCTAAGTCACTATTATTTGTAGGATCAATAAGACCTTTAACACCAGCTCTTAACTCCCAATTTTGTGGTTTCATTAATTCTTTAGGCAATGCCTTAGTAAATGATCTTAATGTAGATACAGTCCAGTCAGGAGCAAACAATACAATCTGTGCCCAGTCTCTGTTCTGTAACTTCATAGCTTTAATTGCAAAAGCTTTAAGAAATTTATTTTCTACTTGATTAGCTACTTGTAACCAATTTAAACCACCTAATGTATTGTTAACAAAACTAGCTACTTCAGAAGCAATTTGATCATCAGGTATCTCAGGATGTTTAGATTTAATTTGTGTAAAAAAGTGCTGTGCTAGATTTAGTTTACCACCAGCATGCATGTAATCCCATGTAAATCTATTCATATGATTAAGGAAATGATTTTCTAAAGGATCACTCATTTGTCTAAGAACTTTTACATTCTTTCCACCAACAAGATAGTCACCAATTAGCTTATCTGCTGTACCTGCAGCATCACCTATAATAGTACGCTGTACGTCCTCTGTAGCTACCTTTAAACCACCTTTAATAAGTAATTGACCCTGTGCTCCAACACCTCTATGTTCTAGGTCTTTTAAAGCAGCACGAATACCACTACCACCAGTCATCATTTCTTTTAAGAATAACTTAGGAGAAGCTGTAGCTTGTGCTACTGCTAATGATGTTGCATGAAACAATGAACCTGCAGTATTCATAAACTTAGATAACATAGATACAGATTTAAATGCATCAAGCAAAGCGTTTGGACTATCTTGTTTAAAGACATGTCCTAAGATATCTTTAAAGTCAGGATGTACCATAACATCTTGCAATACATCAGAGCCTTGTCCTGTAAATTTAACATAGTTATTTTTAAAACCAAGTTCTATATTGTTAGTTAGAATAGGAAGTTCCTTTACTTGTCCAGCAATAGGGGAACCATAACCAAGTTCTATAACAGGAGAACCATCCATTTTAGTTTTAAGTAAGTAGTTAACTAATCGTTTCTCTACAATAGCTCTACCCATAGCATTCTTATAGATTTCCATAATTTTAGCTATGTCTCGTTGTACTTTAATACCACGAGTACTTATACCAAGCTCATCTCCTGCCTGACGTAAAGCATTCTCAAGGTCTCTAATATATCTAAATTGACGAGCTTGTGTAAAGTCTCTAACAAATCTAGACTCATTAGTATTAGAATATAAATAATCAGATAAAGCTTTTTGTTGGTCTCTATTTAAAACAGAATCAGTAAAGTCTAAAGCATGGGTTACATAGTCTCTACGTAGTTGTGGAAACAAACCTTCGCTTCTAGCACGTTCACCCATACGTCTAAACTCACTAACAACATAGTCTCTAACACCAAAAGATGATTGATCAGAAGGTCGATCTCTTAAAGTATTATGACCATATATAGTATTGTCTATGTCCTTACGTAAGAAAGCTAACTGCTCTGCTTGAGTACCATCTTTAGGAAAACCTTCTTTATTTTTAAGATTATTATAAGCATCTTTATTTCTAGTATCTTGTAAGACAACATTAAGAGGTTCTCTTTCCATACCTCTAGCTAAGTTTTCTTTTTTAGCAATACTTAATTTTAAGATACGAAGTTCTTCAACTTTTTCTCTGTCACTTAATAATCTATCTTGACGTTTCTGTCCTTCAATAGACATAGT